ATCAGCAGGAACCTCTGTTGGCTTATAGATTTCCGGATTCAACCCGTGAGGAACATACCTAATAACCTTATCATTCCCCTTTTCTCCCAGCACAATCTCATTGATGAACTTTGTTTGCTTTGAGATAGCCAACAATGCATCACATGACTCATAATATGGTCTATTGTAGTTTGGAGCTGGTAAATCATCCCAAATGTTTAGATATACTATTGGGATTTGTTTTCTAATCTCATTCTCAATCTGGAACAACCATCCATAGTAGCGTGGATCAGTAATTATAAACAATGCATCAGGTTTTTCTTCCCTAATGATAGTTCTAATTAAATCAGGGTTTCCATATCCGTTGTTACACAAAACATGAACCCAACTATCTTTAATTTTGGCTTGCTCATTTACATCTCCGGATATATCAAATCGTTTTCCGTTTTCGGGGTGATTGATAGCTGCCCCAATGGTTAGCCAATTGAAGTGGTGGGCAGTTTGAATAACTATCTCTCTAGCTACTGTTGCTACCCCTGAATGTAATCTGATGTCATCTCCTAACAGAAGGATTTTTTGTCTATCTTTCTGTTCTTTATAACGAAACTTGTTTTTCATAAATTTTAGTTGGTAGTGTAGGCGTGAATTTGTTTTCTAAATTCCTCATCGTTCAAGTACTTATGCATGGTACGTTCTACGAGTTTTTGGAGTGTGAATTTTCTTTTTACACACTCGACTTTAAAATCTTCGAAATTCTGTTGTTCTACTTTAACCGAGGTTAATACTAATTTTCTGTTATTCATAATATTATTTATTTATATCCGGTTATACGTATGGGTGAATTAAGGAATGTTAAAAGCCCTTTAAAAGTTCTTTAACTTCTTTTTTCTCCAAATTGTAGTTTCCCAATATTTCTTTCACTATTGATCCCCCCAACAAAGGAATATAATCTAAAACTTCTCGGGACGAGACTTGAAAATAATTAGATAGAATCTCTAATAGTTTTGAATTTAGATTTTTTTTACTTGATTTAATATACTTTAAGTACACTTTATTTTTAGGAATGAATTCAAGATAAAATTTATATATTTTTTCCTTTTCTGTTGGGGGGAAATTTTGTGCTAGATTAGTTATACCTACATAATTCTCGTTCATGGAGATAAACCTGTGTAACATATAAGGATTTATTGCCTCCTTTTCCTCATCTGTAAGTTGCTCATACGGCTTCTTACTATAGGTAAGGTAATCTAGAATTGTAAAAATATTTACAGGTTTACTCTTCATCGAAAAGTACGTCCACTAGTTCTTTGGGTACACCTTCTTTCAAAATTTCATTTGTTTCAGGATCGTAAAATACCGGAATAGGGAGGATAGCATCCTCTGAGGTTCCTGTTACAAACTTAGATACTTTTCTAAGGACTACTCCTTGTTGCCAAATTTGACCTCCTGAACTAGTTTTAATTGCTGTTGTGTTTTTAAAGTCGATATTTAGACCTTGTTGTTGTGGTTGGTTCATATTACCTGTGGTTTAGTATGGCTGATTATTTCCGAAATTAAAGCCATAAGATTGATTTCTTTATCTATTTTAAAATTTGCTTCGTATGCATACTTGTTTAGTAGGATTGCTATTGTACCTTCTTTACCTGATGCATACTCTGAAGCATTATCGTATAGGAATCTATAAAATCCCTCGTAATCAGACACGTTTGAGTCTTGAATTATTTGTCTGATTTTCTTAAAGTTTGGTTTTGATTTTAACTCCTTAAGTACCTCAAACATATAATTTGAAGATGCTATTGCTGTTGTATCTAATACTAGTGTACCTGTTTTAGAGAATGCTTGGGCTGTGTTAAGCATCTTCCTTAAATCAGGATAGAATTGATTTACTAGTGTTTTTAGATCATTCATTTCCACCTTCACATCCTCCTTCTCTAAAATCTCCATTACATGAGATGCAATCTGGGATTTTGATGGTGGGAGGATTTTAAATGTTTGGCATCTTGATTGGATTGGATCAATGATACGTTCTACAAAATTACAAGTTAAAATGAATCTTGTTGAGCGTGAGAATGTCTCAATTACATTCCTTAAAGATGCTTGTGCATTAAGTGTAAGGAAATCTGCCTCATCTAGAATTACTACCTTTAGAGGGGTAAATGAGGCCGCAGAGGCAAAACTGACTACTTTGTCTCTAATTGTGTCAATCCCCCTTTCATCACTCGCGTTGATGTAGAGGTGGTCGCAGTTAATATTGTCAACAATTAGTTTGGCTAAGGTAGTTTTGCCTGTACCTGCGGGACCATAGAACAATAGATTTTGAATATCATTTTGTTCTATAAACAGATTAATAGACTCCTTAATAGAAGGATTCCCTACAAATTCTTGTAGGGAATTGCTTCTATATTTCTCAACCCATAGGGAATGGCTCTTGCTCATCTTCGTCTTTAGGTTCGTCTACAATAACTGTTTCGGTCAATAAGATAGTACCTGCAATCGAGGCAGCATTCCTCAGAGCGGATACTGTAACTTTAGTTGGATCCAAAATACCATGTTGATGCAAATCAATCAAATCAATATGACCAACCATCAAATCGTATCCTGTCCAATTTTCATCATCTGCTGCGACTTCATTCAAGATACCAAAGATCTCAAAATCACTAGCACCTGCGTTTCTAAGAATTTTAGTAGCAGGCATACGACAAACTTCTCGTACAATATCAGCTCCTAAACCAATATTTTCCCAATTAGCATGATCTGCTGCTTTTAGTAAAGCACATCCACCACCAGGTACAATTCCTGATTCAACTGCTGCTCGAGTTGCAAACAAAGCATCTTCTGCTCTATCTTTTTTCTCTTTAACCTCAGTTTCTGTGGCTCCACCAATATTTACGACTCCGATTCCTCCTGTGAATTTCGCAAGTCTTTCTTGGAGTTTTTCCGTTTCGAAAGGGGTCTTTGCTTTTTCGATTTGTTGCTGTAGTTCTTCAATACGTGTTTGTATTGACTCATCTCTTCCTTTTCCATCTACAATTGTGGTTTGTTCTTTAGTGATTGTTACTGTTCGTGCTTCACCAAACCAATCCCAAGAGAATTTATCTAACTTCATTCCTTTATCAGTGGAGAATACCTCACCACCAGTTAGGATAGCAATATCATCCATAATGAGTTTTTTACGGTCTCCAAAGTCTGGGGCTTTAACAGCTGCTACTTTAAGGGTACCTCTCATTTTGTTAACGATAAGAGTTGCTAGAGCCTCTCCTTCAATATCATCTGCAATGATAAGAAGAGGACGGTTTGTGTTTGAAACACCTTCTAATACAGGTAAAAGATCTTTTACTTGTGTAAATTTCTTATCTGCAATAAGAATGTAAGGATTCTCTAGGACACTAGTCATTGAGGAGTTATTGGTAACAAAGTAATGAGATTTATAACCTCTGTCAAATTGAATACCTTCTACAATTTCAAGTGAATCCTCATACAAATTAGATTCTTCAATAACTACTGCACCTTCTCTACCTACTTTTTGGATAGCAGTAGCAATAAGTTTTCCTAATTTACTATCCCCATTTGCAGAGATAGTAGCGATATCTTCAAGTTGTTCTTCACTTTCAATATCTACGGAGAAATCTGATTCAAGATAATCAATAATATTTTCTACTGCTTGATCGATTTCTCTTTTGAGTTCAACTGCATTTACTCCGTTTGCAAGGTGTTTCATTCCTGCCTTTACAATTTCGGAGGCCAACAATGTTGAGGTGGTTGTACCATCTCCTACATAATCAGCAGTTTTTACAGCTGCTTGCTTAATCAAACTTACTCCCAATTGTTCAAATGGGTCTGAGAGTTCAATGTTTTTAGCTACTGTGACTCCATCTTTGGTAGAGTAAGTAGTGTAACCATCTGAGTAGAGTACGTTTCTACCATTTGGTCCTAGTGTTGATGTAACTGCATCTGCTAGTTTAGTAATACCTCGTACTACTTTTTCTCTAGCTTCGGGTCCGATAACTATTTGTTTCGCCATAATTTAAAAAGGTAATGATGATGATTTTGGTTTTTCTTCACTAATAACTGCTAATACTTGATTCTCAGGTCCAATATAATATTCCTCTCCCTTGAATTCAAACTTAGTAAAACCCTGGGTTGGGAGAACTACCAGATCTCCTTTCTTACAAGTGGTAGGGATCCATGCTCCTGTTACAGAGTAATGTCCTTCTCCAACATCTACAACCTCTCCGATTTTATTTTTTTCATTCCCCAAATCAGGGACTACAATAGAACCATAATTGGTTTCTTGTTCCTCAATTGGTTTTACAATGAGGGCATTATACAATGCATATAAGTTTTTATCTTCTAACATAAAACTTCATTTAAACTATTTACTACTTGTTGATACTCTGAAATAAAACCTTTAAGACTATCATGTGATTTTTCCATCATTTTATCTTTAGCAATTGCCTTAATACAAGAGTCTAAATTTCTATAATGACCTACAAACCTTTCATAAGTCTTGTCTGATTCAGATGACTGAACCGTTTTGTTTAAAACATAACCATTTTCTAAATTAATGAAATATGGTTCGATTTCTTTGTCTTTGATTGAATTCATATAGATGTGTTTCGGGTAATATACGAAATGAATTTTGAATAACCTAATTTTATTTAACTATTTTTGCGGATTTTTCTCTATTTTCTTTAACAGTTAATGGTTGGGTATTGGTATAATGAAAACTTCCACTTTTGGATAAAGGGTGGATATGATCAACTTCCCAATATGTCCCATAGTTATCCCAGTTCATTTCTGGGGTGAATTTGTTTTCTAAATGTAATCTAAAAGTTGAGATATCACAACCTAGTTCATTGATAAATTTATTCTTTTTTCTTAATTTAACACAGGAGTTTAATCTGGTTTTGAGATTGTCTTTAAGACGGAATTCAATATCAGTTTCTCTTTTTTGTTTTTTATAATTTCGTTGATGTTCTTTATAATTGTATGAGGCTTTACAAAGTTTACACATATTTTGTCTCTCATACTTGGCCCACCTATTACAATTATCACTATAGAATT